GAAGACGGCATACGAGATTGTTGGGTGACTGGAGTTCAGACGTGTGCTCTTCCGATCTACGGACACGTTAGACCTGATCTTGTCGGGAATGCTGATGCCGAAATCCTTGACCCGTTCGTGCGCCGAATAGTAAAGCGAGCGGAGAATATTGCCGTTCTGCTTCTGCAACCACACCCGCAGCAGACGCTCGATGATGTCCCAATCAGCCTCATCGATGCCTTTTATAGCTCGAATGGAGGGAAGGGATTCGCTGGCGAGGAACGGTTTGCCGCCTGCGGCGGTCACGATTTCACTGCTGACCATCAGACCATCACCCTCTGCTTCCTGCCCGGTTTGCGTTTGCTGACGAATGCCCCGTGCAATGCGACCGTGCATGCCTGCAACGGCGAAATGTCGATGTCGGAGCCTTTCTTGTTCCACGCCTTCAGCCCGTTGGGGCCGATGTCACGCAACGTGACGCCATGCGCGGCCATGGACAGTTGCGGCTGGTGCTCCGCGTCCAAATGCTGCAGGGTTCCGGCGTGGATCATGTCGAGCACCCTTCCGGTCGCGGCACCCAGGTCACGTGACTGGGTGACGATCACTTTGATGTGTCGTTTCTGCAGGTCGGGCAAAAGGCTCATGGCCGGCGACTGCGCATCGATGACCACCGCAGATGTTTTATGCCAGCGTTCCGCCAGCCAGTCCACCGCCCACGCGGTGCCCGACTGTTTCGCGTCACGGTATTCCTGCAAATTGATGAGCGCCGTACCGTCATCATGGCGTACGGCCATGCCGATGGCCAACGCGCTGCGGTCGGGCGGCATATCCAAACCGAACGCGAGCCGGCCGTCCAAGTCCGGCTGCTCGATGTTGCCGGCCTCCCACTGCTGCGGGTCGATGGCCGACATGCTGTTCTCCCCGTCCCAGATGCCCAAGCCCTCGCGGCGGAAGTTGTCATCGTCGCCGAGCAGCTTGCGCATGCGCAGGATGGCGGTCTCAGAAGTGCGCTTCGGGAAACTCGGGTTGGCCTTCGCCCACTGTTCGCGGTCGTCGGGGTCGCAGTCGGGGTCGGCGCTGAATTCCACGTAGAGCATGCCGTCCACATGCTTGAGCCCGGCACGCCTTTTGTCGGCGAACGTCTCGGACGGGTCGCCGGGCTGCGGTGGTGTGCCCATGAACACAATCAGCGGATTCGGGCTCACGTTCGTGGCCGGGATCATGTCGTTCAAAGCCTTGACGGTGAGGATCTGCGCCTCGTCGAAGATCTCCACGTCCACCGCGTCGAAGCCACGGCCGAAACCCTGCTCGCGAGCGCCGAACATGACGCGCGAACCATTGCGGAACGCTATCTCCTGCTGGCCGTTCGCACGCCGGATATGCTCCACATGGCGTGCCATGAGCTTGTTCTTCGCGAAGCCGCACATCGATTGGAACGTCTCGTCCGAGGTTCTGGTGCGGTGCGCGGTCCACAGCACCTTGAGGTTGGGTTGCATGGCGCACAGGAGGAACACGGCGGAGCCGATGGTGAACGTCTTGCCCACCTGACGGCATATCGATATGACAGTGCCGCCCTCGCCGCACGCATACAGGCCGTTCTCACGCTTGCCGAGCATGAGATACAGCAGTCCCTGCTGCCATAGGTCGTAGGTGATGCCCATGCGCGTGGCCGCACGCCGCAATTTCGGGAAATCGCTGGAGACGATGCCTGACGGCTGGGAAAGCACTCGGGCGAGCTCAGACAATCGACGCTCCGACATCATCCACCTCGCTTGATTCCACGGACTCGTCGCCGAACAGGTCATTGCCGCCGGACTGGGCTTCAAGCTCACGGCATACCGTGATGTACTGTCGGGATAATGCCGGCAGATCGGATGTGCGGGTGTCGGGATCGTCCAACGCCTTCCTCAGCACGTCGCGCGTGTAGCGCAGCACGTCCTCCATCGGCTCGTCCATCATCCGCTCGAGCTCGCGGTTCGTCGGCAGCGGCGCGGGCTTCGATTTCACCTTCGGTTTTGGTTCAATAGGCCTGTTGCCGGCCTTCCTCTGCCGGTACGCCTTTTGCTTGCATTTCGAAGAACAGTATTCGGCACCCTCTCGCGCGTCCTTGGGCAGCGGGGAGCCGCACACCGTACAAATCCTCGCCATAACGCCTCCTAAAAATCGTTGCCGATGCCGTAACGCGTTACCGTTACCGAAACCGTGGGGAGATATCGGCTCTATGCGCCGGGGGGAGCCACTGCCGGTGGGGTGGGGTGTACCGCCCTGGGGTCACACGTCGAGCCGGGTGAATGGGATTGAAGTTGGTCGCGCTTGCATGCCTTTACCTTTGCCGTTGAGAATATTGGCGACTTCCCTGCGCGCCCATTCCAATGTGTGCGTGCCTTTGACCTGGTTGCACCATCGATGTGCGGCTCCGCTGTTGTTGTAGGTGAGCGTGCCGCCTCGTGCGATTGGGATTGTTTCGTCGAGCACGTAGCTCCACGGGTCAGGTGACTTCAGTGTGTAGTCGATTGGTCTGCCGCAAATGTAGCAGCATGTGTTGGCGGCTTTGACCCGCGCCCTGTTCTGCCTGCGCCTGTGCCCGTTGCGCTGGCGTGGGTTGTATCCGTTGCTGGCCATTGTTGTTGCCTCGTGTTCGTTGGGGTTGTTGGCGTGTCGTGGTGTTCTCCACTTGCATATCTATAGTAGTTGTGTTACTATAGATATGTCAGCCAAGGAAAGGAGGTGAACATGAAATGGACGGACGTCGTAACCGCGATCAGCGCAGTGGTCAGCAACGTGCTGTCGCTCGTGGCGATAGTCATCTCGCTGCGCAGGCCGCCACAGCATAAGCGGTGACGCAAGAGGGTTCCGAATATCCCAAGTATCCGGAACCCTCCGGTCCATCCTATTTCATGGAGCATCATGAAGACAACAAGAATGTTCGCGATCGCCGGCGTCGTATGCGCGCTGGTGTCGCTGTCGCTCGGGTTCGCGGGCAAGGCGGTCCCGGCCGGCCTGTTCGGGCTTGCCGCGGGACTGTGGTGCATCGCCACGGCGGTGATGGGAGGCCGGGAATGACGACTGAATACCTCGGCGTCAAGCAGGTCGCCGAACGCCTCGGCATCACCAGCGGCGGCCTGCTCAACCTCAAACTCCCGGAGCCCGACGCAATGATTGGCCGCACGCGCGGCTGGCTTCCCGAAACCATCGATGAATGGGACGCCAACCGGCCCGGCCGCGGCGTCGGGGGAGGCAGGCCACGCAAACATCACGAGGACGAAAGCGAGGAGTAACATGCTTGTCCGCGGAGCTATCGATATGTACGGGATAAGAATACCCGGGCGTCTTGCCGAGAGGATCGACATGCGATCCACGATCGAACTTCTGCCGCATGAATGCGGCGCCATCAACATCGCACTTGATGCAATGGCAAAGGAGTTCGACAGACGGCCGCCTCTGATACGGAATTCGGCTCTTTTGGTGTTTATCCCGGGTTCAGGGCTTTCTCTGACGTATGACGAGAACGCCTTGGGCGTCACGAAGTCGGTTCTTGTTTTCCGTGTGGGGTTGTGGCGACAACTATATCCCGGTTCTGACAGCGCGCCGATTCTTTCGGTGATCGAGGAAATGTGCCATTGTTTTTATGGCATTGCCGACGAAACCGAAGTGAAGCATATGGTATCCGATATAGTGCGGCGATATATCAATCCGGACAAGACCTTTGAGACCCTGTTTCCGAATTGGCCGGCCGGGTGATCGAATCCCGACATACCGAGACTAGGCGACACCCACCATCCACATGTCCCGCGCGGCGGCCGGCACGTCCTAAGCGTATCCCGGGGCTGAGTTCTTCGGCCATGTCGATGAGCATGTTCGCGAACCGGTCACGGATCCATTGCTCGTCGATATCGATGTTGATGGGCTGTGCCATGCGACGCTCCTTGTCGGACTGTGATGTGTTCGGTGGCTTGGACGGGATTCGAATTCGCGATCCAGTTGTCGTGTTTGCTGGCTGTCACACTATCCCAGCGTGACCGGTTAGTCCTCTACCGTACGCAAGCCGTGGCGGGCTGACTGGCACCGGCGCTTTGGACGCTGCCGGCGGAGTACTCTCAGCCCATGCAATGTGGGCAGATACGCGAAAACCCAGCCACGTGAGCTGGGTTTTTCGACACTTCTGCCACTGCATATTATGGCAACACTAAGCCATAACTGTCAAATCAGCGGGTCCGATGAGCAGCCGGTACACGTCGCAGTAGGCGTATCCGTCCGCGTGACGGAAGAGCTTGTCGCGTTGCCCCCACATGGTGATGGTCTTGCGACTGACCTTAATGCCAGCCTCTGCGAAAGCCTTGGCGATGTCGGCGGCGGAACCTCGCTTGGAGTCATCCCAGCACAATGTCTTGAGCCTGCGCAGTTTCACGGTCTGCGCTCGCTGTTCGCGCCCGCATACGGGGCATGTGACCCACTGGTCGTTGGCTCCTGCGGTGAGATCGGAAGAGCGTCGTGTAGGGAAAGAGTGTAGATCTCGGTGGTCGCCGTA